GTCCAGGGACCTGCACCCACAATAGTAAGAACTTCACCGGTAACACTAATAACTTGGTCGTCAGCAGGACTAAACAATAATGGCCATGCTTTGTAGTAGTATAAGTTAATTAAATCACCCTCAGCGATATAAGGTAAGAATTGATATTTCTGACCTACTTCACTGAACTTACCACGAATTACTGCTGGTACATTAACTGGTTGCAAATACAACTGAGCAATCATACTCTGAGCAATAATATCTCTATCACCGATTCTATCATAAACAATCCAAGGACCTGTTTGGCTACTTTGATTACCTGTAGTACTGAATGTTATTGTACCGCTAACAGTACCTGTGTTTGCAAGGTCTAATGTAATTGTACCACCGCTTATGCCTGTACCAACATTACTAATAGTTGCACCAGTTGCGATACCTGTTCCACTAACTGCCATATTGTTACTAATAGTTTGCGCAGGAGTGCTTGTTAATAATATTGTAAATTGACCATTTGTTCCAGTTGCAGTTGCAGTAGTAGATACTTGACGACCTTGTTTAAAAAACAATATCGGTTTATTCATATCACCTGGAATTGGTATACGACCAAATTCATCAGCAACGCCTATGTTTTCTATTGCATATGGGTCGCAACGCAGTGCAGGTAGTTCAATATTACGCATTGATAGTTCTGCTAAGAATATGCATTTTTTTACTTCTTCGGTATTAGTACTACCTGTGAAATCTTTGATGAAAGTTATTAAGTCATCTGCTGTTGGGATTACAAACATAATTTAATGTCCTTGAAAGAATTTTTGTTGACCTACTTTACTTGGATATGTAACATCAATAGGTATAGGTAACTTGCCACCTGGATAGCATATGTATTGTGGGTATTCTTGTTCTACCACACGATAAAATTGTGCTTTTAATGTTCTATCATTTTTAAGAGCAGCCCAAGGGATGCCACCAAAATATTGATCTGAAATACGAATAGAAACAACATTAGGCAAATCCATCCATTTATATCCTAACTTACCATCAGGCATTAACGGAGATAATGGATCTACTTTTCCTTCTTCAGCGGCTTTTCTATATTCAGCACATCTTATAGCGACTGTTTCAGCATTCATTTGCTCACGCTTTATATAGAATTTACCATCTTCACGACCGGTAGTAGTTTTAATATTTTTACTGTTATTCCAATCTGTTCTTTGCCAATCACCTTTCATAGTATTGTATAACTTGTCGTTTTTTAACAATTTATCTGCAACACCGTTGTGATTAGTTACCATTCCACCATGATCTTGTCTCCAGTAATCATGGTTCTTTTCTGGATCTTTTTTATCCAAATATTCTGAGTTGTTATTGTGATTCATATATGTATTTAGTCTTAATAAAAAGTGTAATCTATCAACAAAAAAAGGCTCCGAAGAGCCTTTTTTGTATTACTAATTTTGTGATTAGTATGTAGAACCAGCGCCTTCGTTGACACGTTGTACTAAAGTAGCATTACGTGGGGCTGATGGGCTGTTTGCTGCGCCAGATTCAATCTGATTCAACATTGCAACTCCTGCTGGGTTACGAACAATTAATGTTCCTTCCATGATGAACTGATCCAAAGAAGCGTCAGCATTACTGAATACTTCGTTGTTAGGACCTAGATCACGCAATGAACCCCATTGTAGCACATCTTCATTCAAGAAGTAAATGCTGTTGCTTACACCAGACTGGTCCATGATCCATGAATCATAGATTTCGTATGTGTAGTTGAAGTCACCTTCATAAGTTTGAATCGTGTCGCCACGTTCAACATTACGACGGTTAATACTTGTATTAGAAGTACCGATCAAATCACTGATGCTAGTGCGTAGTGATGTAGCTGCAACCATAGTGCGAATTTTTGCATTATAGCGTTCTTCAGCAGTAGTTACTAATTGCTTGTAAGTAATTGGACTGAAAGATTGTAGTTCAAAATCACTAGAAGTATAGAACTGGCTACCAGTAGCTGAAATGTTCAATTGACCAACAACATAAGATGAACTATCTGTATCTTCATTATTAGTGTTAGTTACCATTTCAGTAGCGGTGTCACCTGTAGTACTAAATGACTGAGTACCTGCAAAAGATGCCAATGAACCCATTCTACGACCTGTTTGACCAGCTGGTAGACCACTTGCTGTACCTGTTTGTCCAGCATACTTTGTACCAATTTGGTCATTACGAACTAGTTGTTGTTCCACGTCAAACATCAATTCAATCAATTGCTTGACTTCTTGATATGCTTGAGGATCGCCACCAGATTGCATAACTGCACGGGCTGTACCAGAAGCTGCGATAACTGTACTAAAAATTTGTGTATAGTTACCTAAGTTGAAACGCTGATTGCTTTCTGCTGATGCAGAAGAAACAGCAGCACCTTCAAGCTGTGCTTGTACTTGCGGTAGACGATAGATGTCGTCTGTCCATAATGGTAAAGTAGAATTAACTTTACGCTTTTTACTCATACACATGTTTAATACAGGTGTATCATCTTTAACACGGTTAGACACATCTAGGTCTAAGTCCTTAACAACGATATCTGAACCATAAGCTGTTGTACCGTTACCAATTTGACTGGTTGTAATTTCTGCCATAATAATCTCCTTAAAATGTAATTAGGCTTTTATCTACCACCTCTTGAAGCACGAATCTTATTAAGTTGTGCCATTAAGAGATTGTCTCCGGCTTTTTTATCGCCGGCCTTGGCTTGTTCACGAAGTTTACTAATGTCATCATTAGCGCCGCGTTGATTATTTGAACTACTGCGTCTTTGAGTAAGTACTGCCATACTTGACCCTGCACTCTTTGTAGTTGGTTTATCTCTATATCTGAGTCCGTCTCGTATTAATGAAAGTAAACTCTCATCACTTGAGATTAGGTCAAGATTAGGGATTCCAGGAATGATTTCACTTTTAGCTTCAGGCCAGTGCTTAGTTAACTTATCACGAATCTCATTGTAAACATATTCATTTTTCAATTCTTTGTCTACGAAATTCTTGCGTTGTACTTCTAATCTCTGTGTTACCTGTTGACCACGAATTTGTCTAAATTCATCAATAGCGGGTTTTAGTTGTCCTATCACACCTTGTTGTTGACGAATGTATTGTTCATTCTGAGCCATACTTGCTTGGATCCTTGCTACAGTAGCGGGATCTCTTGTCTGAGCCAACTGATTTTGAAATGTACTTTGATAACCTTGTGTTTTAACAATTTCATCATAAGCACTTCTAATCTGTGGTTCAACAGTGAATGCCATTGCTAGAGTCAAACCTTCTTGTTGAGCGCGGGACTCTTTGAGGTATTCATCAAATTCCGCTTTTTCAATCTTCAACTGTCTGGCATCTTCATGTATTGCTGATCCCTGTCCTAATATTGCTGCGGCTTTTTTAGCATCAATAACTATTTCTTTACCATTCTTCATAAACTTGAACTTAGCGTTCGGATTAGTTTCTGCGAATTCAATAAAATCAATTAGTTCATCTGCTAAAGAATCATTACTTTCTTGGCTTACCTCTGCAGGGGCTTCCGTTTCTTGATTGCTTTCGTCACTATATAGGTTGTCGGTATCACCAACTTCGGCTTCAGCGTTTTCGCTGGGTGCCACAGGGCTTGAAGATTCTGCCGATCCTTCTTGACCTGTTGCAGACTGTTCAGTAGGTCTGATTTGGTTACGCAATGTTTCATTTCGCATTGCGGTCATTTTTTGAGCTATTGAGTCTAAACTGGGTACTGCGCTTTGTTCAGTGGCCGCGCTCTGAGGAGCGTTAGGGCTGATTTCGTTTGTCATTTCTATTTTTTCCTTAATTATTATTCTTGGGTGTCAATATTAACATTACCAAGTTTATTTTTCAAGTATACAGCTTTTTTAAGGCTGTTGATGAAACTGTCCATGCCAGCGAGTTCATTGCTATGAGCTATTCGCTGTGCATTATCATCTGACGTATGTCCTCTAATACTAGAGAGAATATCTGTCAGTTCAAATTTCCAATGATGAACAAACATCGCTAAATCTTTGTTCTTCAATAATGTTTCTGCTTGACTACCATAATGTCTAACTTTGTCTGCTTGCGCAGGAGTTAGTTTTTTCATACTACTCAAGTCTACCGTTAAACGGTTATTATAAAACTCAATTGAGTTTTCATCTATCATATCTTTTCCTATCTTGTAGTCTATTTATACTTTTAAATTATGAGTAAACTTTAGGGTTACCGGCAGCTACTGCCATGTAATCTAACTGAGTTTCAGCATCTTGTCCAGTTAATTCCATTTCAATTTGATTAGCTTTAACTTGATTTAACATAGCTGTACTTAAATCTTTCTTTTCTGCTGGACTAGGTTCTTTAGCCTTTGATGCTTCTTGTCCCTGTTTAATCATTGCTAATACTTCTTCGTCTGACGGAAGATAACTATCGCAATCTTTTACTCCAAGAACATATAATGTATCAGCAAATGGTTTTTTGACTTTCTTATATACTTCTGGAGTTAATGTACCTTGAGCAACCATACCCTGTGTAGCTGTATACAAATCAGTTTGACATTTTTGAATAATTTGTAGTCGCCCTAATGCGTTTTCTTCACTCATCATACCAATACTTAATTCTAAGTGTATTTGCTTTCTATCACAAAAGTTCATATCATCCCATGACTTATAGTCTAAGAATTCAGCTTTCTTATCTGGGTGATATGGTTGTGCTAATTTCTTAACTCCATAATCATCACCATATTGAATCAATGTACGCCACACTAACCATAATGCTTCTCTTAGACCTTCAGCCGCGTTACGAACTGTATTGTCTTGTATGATTTGGTTAGGAGTTAATGCTAGTTGTAATTTAATACCCGAATTACCTGCAGCCATAACTTCTGGATTGAACACATCACTTGGTGTTGTCATTCCAACCATAGCCATAGTATCTTGTTGTATGCGATTCATAGCAACTTCCAAGAACTGTAAGTTTCCACTTGGGGGAGGGAGTTGATATATGTCTTTTGCTGGATCAAACTTACTATCTAATATAAAGATGGCTGCTTCACCATCTTGTAACATCTCAAAGTCTAATCTATCTGGCTTAACACCAATACGTGGTGTTGCTGTTAACAGACCTAATTGTATTTCTGCTCTTGCGGCAGAAGTGTTGTATTCTTGCATTGGTATAACTGATTCAGCAATACTCATGCCATAGAAGTTACCAGGTAATGGTTTTGGACACATATTAGCAACAGGAATAAACTCTACTTCTTTTGCTGATATAATATATGAACCAGAATAGATTAATTCTATAAGTTCTAACTCACCGTCACCATCAATGTCATATCTGTTCCATACCGTTACGATAGATACTTGACGACTATCTGGATCAGCACTTGCTGCTGAACTAACAGGTATACCCATGACTGGTACCGAGTCTCTTGCGTGAATTGCTAAGTTGTTTAGTACTGAACCTGCTTGATAAGCACCATTCATATTGTATTCAGCATGAACTCTAAATTCTTCTAAATTAATATCTGGATATAATTCTAATGCTTCTTGTATAGACATTGGATCATAGTAACCACAGAAAGGTTGATCTTTCATCTCAGGTACTGTGGGATCACATATCCAATAATGCTGTGCTATTGGATGAAACTTAACATTGATATTATAACCAGTTAGTTTGTATTTTGCAATATAAGTTGTGTTGCGATTAATAGCTGTATTAAGAATATCTTGTTCACTTGAATGTAAATCAGCACCCATACCAGCCATGTTAGCAGACATTTGTTGTGCTTGTTCTTCTTGTGAATCTGTATTGCCTAAACTTTTAATATAATCTTCAATCACACTATCAGCCATTGATATGTGTGTTTGATTTAACATTTGTTTTACTTCTTGACCAACTTTCATTAAGTCAACATTCATTCTGCGTTTACTTTGGCGTAGTGCTGTTAGTCCAGCTTCGGCAGCTTGTTGTTCAAATGCTTTTAATTGATCTGCTGTACCTTGTGTTTCTACATAACGATCAATCTTTTCACGAACTGGCTTAATCATCATCATGCCGTTTTTGTGCATGTTTGCGTCCATGATCCAGCGTTCTAAAATAAAGTGTGGATCATTCATTTGATTCACTACTTTATTAACCATATTGGATGCTTGTCTGGCTGCATTTTCGTCATCTTCTCCGTCAGCAACAAATTCAAAATTAATCTCACCATTTGGCATTAAGCCTTTTGCAATAACTGCTGTAGCGTAATCTACTACTGGTTTAACACTTGGGTGAATGTAATCTATACCATTTACCGGAGCAGTAGAGTCAGTAACAGCAAGACACAAATAGTGGTAATCACTTGCTCTGTTAACTGCATTTTTAGTTCCTAAATAGCGTAGATAACTAGCCATTTTTACGTCCATCTGATTCTTCATTCTGACGAATCTGGCGTTCATAGTTCTAGTTTGATTTATGTCATCTACTGGGATGTGTTTGATGTCCAACATATTGTGGGTTACCTTAAAGTATATCTATTATTTATTCTTTTTTAATTAGCTGGATTATACGACTTCTTCCAAGCTGGCTTATTTGTATCGTCTTTACGTACATATCTATCTCGTTGAGCCATCATTCTTTGCTGAGAATTACGATTATCCCAGGGTTCTGCTATGCCTTGTAAACAAGCTAAGATTCCATATCTACAACTATCAATACAGTCATCTGGATCACTAAATCTGCCTTTTTCGTCTACAAAGTAGTTCTGTGCTTCATTTAAGAAGTTAGTACAGTTTTCATTAACCATCAATGAACCAACTTCAAGCATTTGTCTCATTTGATTGATACCATATGCTTTGTGATTAGTTACTCGACCTTCACTATCTGGTGGATTCATAATAGCTTTCTCATAAACATTTAATCCATAAGATTCAAACAATTCCCTGATACTGGTCGCCGACATTGTGTAACGGCCCGCCGTATTTGCGTCAGCCGGTAGTACGATTGGTGTACCCATTACTTCTGGTCTAAGAAGATGATTAATATATTGACTTGGTACTGCTTCTTCAATGCCCTGCACAACAATTTGTCTGTGTAGATATGCCGTTCTTTCATTTGGTTCCCAATATATTAAACTAATAACTGTTTTATCATTTACTAATCCTAAGTCAAGTGATATAACACGTTGTATGTTTGGTAGTCTAGTAAAATCAATTTGTCCTGTTTGATAAGTAGGCCAATTAGATAATTGAAACACAGCACCTTTACCCATTACAGGTTTACCAGCAATACGTGCTTCTCTTTCATGTGGAAGATAATCTCGTTCTAATTGTCTACGAGTTGATTGCAACAAAAATGCTTGACCCCAAGGATCATATTCTGGAACATCATCCCACGCTACACGAATAAAGTTGTACCCTTCTTCTTTGTTCCAGAATTTACTTACTAATCCATTCAATCCTTTTAATGGAGTAAATGAACATAATACTTTACCTTGTGTAGTAGCTGTACGAGTTACAATTTCAGAGAAAAAGTCATCTGGTGGTTGTTCGTCAAATACAGCTAAGTTTAATTTAAAACCTTGTAACTGTCTTACTTCTTGGGTGTAGTTAGCAAAAAGGAGATAGCTATTTGTTCCGGAGGCATGTCGTACTTCCACTCCAATACAATTAGCTCCATCGTTACGCATAGTGTTAGTAACAATACAATCACGTGGTATCGCTCCGCTTCCCAAATTTTCTTGAATTTTAACATCTTGAGTCCCTAGTAATTCGTTTTGTAATACTAATGCTACTTGACTCCAGCCCTCACCTGCTACCATACAAGTAATAGGTTTTTCAAAACGATATCCTTCCCACCACTCTGGATATAAGCCAGTTAAATGCATTGCTGTTTCATAACAAGTACTTACTGTTTTACCAATACGATTGGCAGCAAGAATACCTCTGCGCTCATGTTCACCAGTTTTAAAAAACTTTAATTGATGTTCAAAAGGTCTAAAGTATTTAAGCTGATGATACTTCATATCTTCGCATACATCTATTGCCAAGTCTTCAAGACTACTCTTTAATGGTCCTGGGATAGTTTTTAATGCGTCAATAGTTAATTTATTTTCATCAACTACATAACGTAACGCTCTTGCCATTAGCGTTTCTGTACCTAACATTATGTACCTATTAATTCAGTAAGTACATCTCGGAATGTTATTAACTCATCAACTGTAAAAACATAATTGATATTAATATCTTCAATATCATCTTTGTTAAAACGAAAATTTATATGAGTTTGGTCATCTATTAATTTAGCACAAACTATATCAAATCCAGAATCTTCATTACATGCAATATTCATTATTCGTCCTCGTAAGGATAGTGTTGATTCATAATAGTTAGATGATATAATGCATGAGTTAATGCATTAATTTCTTCTGGAGTACCTGCCCATGTCTTAACATCTAACGGATCTATTGGTTTCTTTGTAAGTAAACCCTGTAGTCGTTCAGTTGTTAATCGCATACAATGTTCTATCTGTCCTGGGAAACGATCTTTAAATGCAACTCTATGTGCTTTATTAATCTTTTGCAAAATGATAGTATCTTTAACTAGATTAACTTCTTTGTTTCTTTGAGCAATATGAATTTCATTATCTCTAGGAGATATTAAATTAATATCAGAACCATCAGTTCGTTTTATCATTTGTCTAAGTTCCAAGGATTGCCAATAGCGTCACGATTCAATGAACCAAATTCACGATCAACCCATACATCCCACTGATTAGACTTATTAACTTTAAGTGACTGCATCATTGAACGCAATCTACGACCAATAGGTGTTAATGTTCCATCACTACGCATAACAGTTTGTTCACCTGTTCTTGGATCAATCCATTTAATTACTTCGGGACGATTACGACCAAACTTATCAATCTTATTTCCATGAGGTTGTTTGCTTAGTGGACCTAGTATCTCATAACTGATTTCACCAGTCTTGTATTTTCTAAACATACACATAGCTTTTTTACCTCTTGCTCGTAAATCACTATCTGGATGAGGTACAAAAGGTGTATAAAAACTATTTTGTATTTCTGATTCTGGAGGCAAGTCTAGATCTCTTTTTGGTATAGCTTTTAAAGGATCTACTGGGACTAAATCCATTTTATCAATGTATGGATTTTCACTTCCAAGAAATTTATCTTCAACAGCAGCACCATTCAATACATCCATTGCAATCTGATATTTTAATTTATTGGCACGACCTTTAAGGTTTAATACGACTCCAGTTTCATCGTAGACAAATCGTTCTAGTTCTTTTGCAGTTGGAAAATCAGTCATTAATCCATCAATATCATACTCTTGTTCAGATATTTGAATTATTTTTGTTTTTGCTGGGTTGAATGAATCAGTTTTTCTATCAAGGTCAATATTATCATTGCTTGAAAGATCAAGTGTAGTTGAATCCCAAATGCTATCTGATTCGGGTGTTTTTGAAGGTGTTGTTTTTTTGTTCATATCTTTTCTTTTCTTTTCTAAAAAAGTAAGAGTGACCCCATGCCACTCTTACTTGCTTTAACAGTATGCTTACACGATAGTATTTATCACTTTTTAGGTGACTTATATTTACCTGGAAGTTTAGAACCATTACTTGTTGGGTTAACATTAGGTCCTGTGTTGGCGTGTAAACTTTCAACAGTAGGATCTATGAATGGTTTCATTCCACGACCGCGATTAGCAACTGCATTAGTTACCATATCTGCTAATGCTGATTTTTCACCAGTTGATTTTACTTTAATAAACTCATCACGCTTGCTTGGCGTACCACTGTTGCCAGTAGTTGGGCCACGCTTTTGATTGATGGATTTTGATTGTGAGTTAGATGTATTAGTTCTCATACTTGATTACCTTTCGTTGGACCACGACCGACATTAATTTTGTCTGCGTTGCCCTTATAATTTTGTCCACATACTGGATCCCAACTACGTGTCTCAGGAAAGCGACCACCACCACTAGTACGAACTTGTGGACCACGATTAATGTTGTCACGAACTGAACCTTGTTTTGGTAATGCAGGCATTACTCTAGCATCTGGGTATGTGCTATTGTCATCGCTTTTGTTACCAACTGTTGGACCACGTCCTTTATTGACTAATCGTCCGTCATTCATATAACCTGTGTGTTGGTTAGTTTGATATTTACGTGAACGAGTAGGCGACATACTTGCCGCGCCGTCAAAGCCTAAATTTGTATCGCTTTGTGTTATTGAATTTGGTTTCATTTTGTTTTTCCTTTAGAAGATTTTTTTGCAGTTTTTGCTGACTCTTTAAATGCTTTAGCTGTGGGCGCTCCCTTAGTACCAGGCTTACGCATTGTTTCATTAGACCCACTTTTTATACGTTCTCGTTTTTTATGTATATTTGCATATAATCCGTTTTTCATATATCTATTTATTCTTTCTGTATACCAGTAAGTTTGGCTAATGCTTCTGCAAAAGCTATCTTTTTAGCTTCAATTTGATCCTGACTATCAGTGACTTCAATCTTAGCAATTGTATTCATTACTTTGTTCAATATCAAATTGTGATATTTTACGGTTAACTGCGAATCTCCGTTCGTTCTAGCTTTTA